TCCAGCTCTGCTGGGTTTTCTGGCTAAAACAAGGAACCTCACACCTTGCGATAAACAAATTAAACAATGTTAATTAAGAGAAACGAAATGGACAGACCAACACACCATTCGCTAAAGTATCTTACTATAGTCAGTCCGCACGAAATCAGCCGCGAGACACTCTTGGTTGACCCATATGTTGAAAAGATCCTCACCGTACTTTACGGCATCGACATTATCGAAGAGTTCGGACACTACTCCCGTTCTCAATACACACTCGAAGGGCACTACCGCAACCTTTGGCTCTACGACAGACCCATTGTTACTAAGCCCCGCGACCATTTAATTGATCGTGCTATCAAAATCACCAAGGAGGCTTTCCGCCTACCTAAACCTGTCATCTCCTACGACTGGGGAAATCTGAGAGAAATTCCTTTTATCAGAAGTTCCGCCGCCGGTTGGGGCTTCACAGGCAAGAAAGGTGACCCTGGGAACCTAGACGAGGCCATCCGCCGCGCTGTGTTCTCACTACAATGGTGGATCCGCGACCAGCGGTTACACACCAAACACTTTCGTTACCATCCAGACTGTGCCTTCACCAGAACGCAACTTAGTACAGTTGGACATCCAAAAGAACGAAACGTGTGGGGCGAAGCATTCGACAACATCCTCATTGAAGGAGTCAACGCTTACCCACTCATTCACGCTTACCGCGACAGATCTGGACCAATGGTCATTGGTCAGAATTACTTCAAACGCCTACCCTCTATCATCAACCAAACACTTTACGATGAATACCAGACATACTACGGAGTCGGGCTTGACATCAAGTCTTTCGACTCATCCATCCAACCCTGGCTTATCAGAGCGGCTTTCGACGTTCTCAAACCGAACATTGAATTTAGAGGCTATTTCGAAGAACAAGCATGGCTTTACTCAGTTGAACATTTCATCACACGAGCTATCGTTATGCCAGACGGCCGTATGTGGCTCAAACAACTCGGAATCCCATCAGGATCCGGTTTCACACAATTGATTGGCTCAGTTGCCAACTACATCGCTGTCACTTACGCTCAACTTTACAGATACGGCACCTCATTCAAGACTTACGTTTTGGGTGATGATTCACTTTTCCAAGTGCCAACCTACTATCCAAAACCTGAAGTCGAAGACTTCAGAGAACCTCTCGCCAACCTTGGACTCCAGCTCCACCCTGACAAGGGCACGGTTGCCATTCGAGCAGAAGAGCTTGAATTTCTTGGACATACAGCTTATGGCTCAAGACTCAAGAGAGAAGAAGAAGACATGATCAGACTCGCTTTGTATCCGGAGTATCCGGTTACGGGGCCGAGAGAGTCCCTCGCCAGAGTGGCAGGATTATTCATTGATTCTGCACTTAACTCCTGGCCCATGTACAACCTTTATCAGACTATGCGTCGCCTACTTGAACTGCAAGGCATTGACGCTTCACCACGAAACTTTGCGCCTGAAGATGTCGGATGGTTCACATCCGTCCTAGGTCTCGACCACCTTC